GGCGCGGGTCGCGTTCGTCAACGTCACGCTGGCGACCGTCGTCGCGGCCTTCACGCGCTCGTCAGCCGCTCGCCGCAAGACCGTGTCGAGATCCGCGTCGCGCTGCGCCGAGACGACCCGGTCGAACGCGAGGCGCTGTTTCGGGTCGGTCAGCTTGGCCGAGAGTTCGGCTGTCGTTTGCTTGTAGAAATCGGCCGTGCGCTGCTGGCCGCCGAGCGCATCCGAGCCCTGGCGCGAGAACTCGCCGCCGTTGCCATCCTCACCGTACTGGAATTTGCGCTGCCGGTCCTTGAGATCGTTCGTCGTGGCGAGCACGTTCCGCGTGTCGTCCTCGGCTTTTTGCCGTTCCGCCGCCTCGTTCAGCAGGCTCGCGCCCTGCTGGATGACGTTTCCGCCCTGCTGCAACGCGCGGCCTTCGAGCGCGCCGAACGCCTCCGGCGTCGCGCCCGCGTCGCTCTGAAATTGGTTCGGCGCGCGATCCGTCTGGACCGTGCGGTTCGTGACGGCTGGAACTGTGATCGCCATGTGCCGCCCTTACTTCATCTTGTACCAGTTCGCGGCGACCGTTTGGGCACCGCCTGCCAGCGCCGAGACCCCGCCGAGCATGCCGGCAGTGGAGGCACTGGACGCCTTCATATCGTTGAGCCCGGCCGACGCCGTGAAGTTCGACGCCTTCGCCTCATCGCCCAGGCGCTCGCGTTCAGCGTTCGACCGGATCGTCTGCGCGTCGAGTTCGCCGAACTGCGCGGTGTCGCCCAGGATATCCAGAGGCGAGCCGGTACCAAGCTCGATCCCGCTCGACGCGACCGCCGCACGCTGGCGCGCCAAGAGCACTGTGTTCTTGCGCCGCTGCGTCGCTTCCGCTTCTTTCCCGCGCTCGACTGCGTCAGCCGCCGCGCGGTTCGCGAGGATGGTATTGTTCCGGTCGACGGCGGCTTGATACTTCGCCGCCTGGGACTGCGCCTGCCCCTGCTGGATCGCACCAAGCGCCGACACGCCGGAGCCGATGACGCCGGCAACGAGAGACAGGGTCGCGATCTCACAAATGGGAGCCTCCATGCGCCCGGATGAGGGCCTTCGCAAACTCAAGAACCGTCTCGTCCGTATTCGCGCCTTTTGAGCGGTTGTAAATCCAGCACACGACTTGGACGTTGTCTTTCGTGTACCCTCCTCTGGGATTTATTTTATCAAGGGATGGGGACATTGCCCCCATGCGATGATAGCCGGTCCTTTCCTCGGCCCCCGCTTTCATCTCAAACGGCAACTTAGTTTGAGCGCATCCGGCGCGTAGGCGCTCCTCAATCCATTCCGCGTCAAGGTCGCAGTCGATGCCGAACTTTCTTGCGTTGGCCCTCGCGCTGATCGCAAGGCGCACCGCGCGGCCTCGGAAGGTCCGCTGATATCGCGCCTGCCCCGTCTCTTTCCATGGCGTTCGCATCAGCATTGAACTTGCTCCGGCTTCGGTGCCCCGATGCTGAACTTGTGGAACGGGCGGCCGAGCGCGCCGTATGGCTTTGCCTCGTGTATCACGAACCCGAGCCAGCGCAGCCACGCAATTGTGCGGGTCGAGCGCGCGTCGATATGGTTTTCCATCCACGGGTACGCCGCGAGCAACCCAGGCATGGCCGCTCGCGTGTACTTTAGAAATGGTCGTGGATGTGTATCAATGAGGCTTGTCCCGAGTAACCATGGAGCCCGACGCCGTGACATGAAGTTGGCACGGGATATCCCCGATACGAACATAGGCTCGTCGTTGAGCAGCCCGACCCATGTCCGTTCAGATGCGGCGAGGCATCGTTCGATGGCACCGGCAGGGTCTCCAAGCGACGTCGCCGTAATCTCTCGCCGATCCACTCCCCGCAGGCAATCGCCAAACAGAGCCACATCACCAGCGCGAGCGCCACGTACAACAAGCCCGTCATTCACTGTCCCCACCTGCGTCGAACTGCGGAACCACGGCGAGGATCGTAGCAGGCAAGAGAGAAGCGCGGAAGAACACCCGGCCGTTGTCGTTCCAGTCGCCGTCGATGCGCGCCTCGTACGAGCCCGTGAACAACCCGCCCGGCGTGACTTCGCCCTCGTCCGCAAGCGACGGCTTCTCGTACAGCGTCGAGCCCGGCTGGCCGTGCAGCAGCCCGGCCGTGCGCTCGACGTGAACGACGATCTTCGAGACGTTCCGCAACTCGCCGTTTAGCGCCACCTGCCCCACGTCGATGTCGAGCGTTTCGAGTTCGGCCACGTACGGCAAGCCGAGCGTGATCTTCGAGCCCGTCAGCGGGAGATCCACCCGGCCCGCGACCACCGTCAGGTTTCGCACGGGCTTGCCGTCGACCACGCCCGACACTTGCCGGCCCTCAAGGTGCCCGATGCCCGTGACGTAGTTCGTCGGCGCACCCTCATATGAGAGGCCGCTGTCGACGAAAAACGCGTCCTCGACGCGGGCAATCTCGCGCTTGGTCCGGCGCTCGATGTAACGCCGCTGGACGCCGCCGACCGTGCGCCGCACGACGAAGTACGGCACGTCCTCGTCACCCTCTGCGACCACGGCCACGCTTTCGAACGCGCCGTCCGTGTAGTGCGGCGACCATGCCCACACTTCCTCGGCTTTCAGGTACGTGAACGAGAGCGCGACGCCGTCTGACATGACGAAGACCATCGTCGAGTACGGGGCCTGCGCGTAGGCCATCGCGACAACCGACCGGTTCTTGAACAGATGGCCGGCAAGTAGCGACAGGTTCACGCCCGCGTATTTGTTTTGGCCGAAATCGTAAGCGATGCTGCGGACGGTCTGCCCCTTTGCCTGGACGAACACGATGTCGTCTTGAACGATTAGCGGTTGAATGTTCTCGGAACAGCCGTAGGACGACTGCTGCTTGGCGTCGATGGCGTTCGGCGTGATCGTGCCGCTGTCGTTCCCGCGCACGCGCCATTCGCTCGACTGTGTGAAGACGATCAGATCCTCGACGGGGACGAAGAACAGCACGTCTTGCCGCTGGCGCGCGGACAAAGCGAACTGGATCGCGTCACTGTCCCGCGTCGGAAACGATGTGTTGAAGTTGTTAAAATCCCCCGACTGCGACAGGTCGATCCGGTTCGCCTTGCTGGCCGGCCCGCCGTAGACGACGCGCTGCTGGTAGTACGTCGAGGCGCGCGGATAGTTCCCGGCTCCGTCGAACGGGTTCTTGAGCTTCGGCACACCGTTCGACGTGTCGGGTGATATGTTCGCGTCTTGATATGCGATCCTGCCTGTCTCAGGGTCCGGCGGCTGATCCTGCGACAGGCTAGCAATAAGCCCGAATATTGTCCGCTCACTTTTGTAAATGTTATAGGACGAAGCCCCATCTACCTTTGTGAACTGGATCTCATTATTGAAGCCGCGATGGCTCAAGTCGTTCAGGATCGTAAGCGCGGTCGAGACGGAACTTTCTCGGCCCGTGTCCGCAGCAATCGACGTGACAACGTACTGCGACGGCAGGTCGTAAGCCGCCCCCTCGCTTCCATCTGTCGCCAACGGGCGCGTGTTCTTCTTTCCCACGACGTCGGTTGGCGGCCCGACAGTCTGCGCCGTGACGATGTCTGAGAACACCCAATTCGTATTTGAGAACCGCGAAAGGTTCTGCGGCTTGTACGCCTGCGTCGTGATCTTGAGTACGTCGTTCGACTGCTCGAACCGCAGGCCGGCAAGCATGGCGGACGTGTACGGCGTCGCGATCTGGTACGGCGCGCCACCAGACAGGATCGGCGCGCCCAGGCGATGCACGCGCATATATCCTTCGCCGAACTCAAGCACGCAGGTGTCAGTCGCCGTAAGCTGGAAATCGACGAGGCGCACGAGACCCGCTTGGTTCCCGCACACCGCGACGAACTCAAGCCCCGGACGGTTCGACGCGCCGCCGTACGGATGCACGAGCCAGTTAGCAAGTGTTGCCGCCCCGCTGGCGTACTTTGCGAGGTCGACCCGAGCGTGCAGCTTCGGGTCGAGTTCGCCGCCCGTGAACGAGGCTTGCGGCTTCTTTGGCATCAGGCGACCGGCGTCAGAGAATACGTCTTGAACTGACCGTTTTGTGTCCCGATGCAGAGCACGTTGTCGGCAAAGTTGATGAACGGCTCGCCAGGGCGCAGCGGCTTAGGCTCCGCTCCCATGCCGGGCCGGAACCCCGGCTCGAACGAACGCCGCATCTGGAATAGGTCGAGAACGACTTCTGCCCCTACGGTCACGCGCTACTCTCCTCGCCGCCATCGACGCGCACGATAAAATCGGAACTCGCGAGAATGGGCAAGGCCGGCTCGTCCGGCGCGGTCAGGCCGGGGATGTATGCTGCCTCAATCTGAGACGGCGGCCCCGTGAGCATAGCGGGCGCAGGAGCGCCGCTTTCGTTCGGCAGGTACGTGATGGCCGGCAGACCGCCGAACCGGCTCGCGCCCCAATCCTGCGACCTCTGCGCCCGCGTCAGGGACACAACGCCGCGCACCGCCAACCAATCGGGCACCGGGTCTTCGCCGATGTCGTTCGTGTCCTCGTTCGCCGCGTCCGTCTCGGCCATGTCGAGGGCAGACGTTGCCAGCTTGCGCATGGCATCGACGAGCGAGACCTTGCCCGTCAACGGCATCGCGAGATGCATCGCCAGGAAGTACGAGGCCGCGTCGGTGAACTGAACGTCGTAGTCCGCGACGTCCGTCACGCGCATGGTGCAGCGGAACACGGGCGATGCGACGTTCGTGAAAATCACGGACTGATCGCCGTACCGGCTGATCTCGTACGGAATTGGAGTGGACAGCCTGTCGGCCCGCGCGATCTCGCGCACCGCCAGAACATCGGCGGGCTTTGCAAACCCGTACTGATACCCAGGCGACGACGCGCCGGCCACGAGAACGCCGGGGATGTATGACCGGCAGAACGGCCAGTCCGCGCCACGCATGGCGGTGTCGATGGCCTGCCGGTAGAACAGGCGGCACTGCTTTGCCGCCGGGCTCGCTTCGTCGAACGAGGCTATCAACCCCTGTCGAAGATGCCCGAGCGCGAGGTTGCAGATCTCGATTTCACTTGCTGCCATAGAACACCTGCGCGTCCGGCTTGCGGTTCGGATCGACCGCCGGTTCGAGCGCGGCGTCTGTCACCTGAAAATCTGCCGAGCGGTGCTTGTGGTTCTCGCTTTCGCTTTCGTTCGACGAGACGACACGGACGCGAGCCGTGAGCATCATCTCGTCGCCGACGCGAACTGCGCCGATACCGAGCTTCTTCAGGGCCTCGTCGTCGAAACACAGCCGCGTCCCGTAATCGTACTCCGGCGGCGTGTAGCTCGACATCTCGGACTTCTCGTCCTTGATCTCTGCCGGCGTGCGCTTGAGAGAAACGAGATCGGCCACGAGCACCCCCTAATCTGCGACGGGGACAACCCCCGCCGCATGCGTCTAGTCGCTACGTTCAGACCGGCCCGTTAGGCGAGCTTGAACTTCGAACGGGGAATGTCCTGCCCCTTGGCGTCGATGGGCTGCATCCACGACGCCAGCGGCCCCGTGTAGTTATGCATGATCTCGCCCTCGTTCCGCACGGCGTCGTCGAAGTACGCCGACTTGGTGACGCGCAGGCTCGCGTTCTCAAGCTTCGGGTACTGGCGCGGGCGGATGACCTTCCCGGTCCGATCGTCCCGGCCCCACACGCCATTCTCGCCATCCTCGAACTCGTACGGGTCGGGCAGGCGGGAGACGGTTGCGCCCATGCCCTCGGGGATGGGCTGGTTCAGAGGCGAGGACGTGACGCCGGCCGGGAGGCGGGCGACGGCGGCCGGGTCGAACTGCGCGCCGGGCGAGGCCACGAGCGTGTCCTTCGGCTGGTCGAGCGACAGGCCCTCGGTCCCCGACCGACCCTGCGCAGCGGCGGTGTCGCGGGCGAGGTCGTCCTCGTCCTGGCGCGAGCCGGTGGCGCGCTCCTCGGGGGAGCGCTGGTCCTTGGCGGCGGTCTCGCCGGCCTTGGCCTGATCGGCTTCCAGCGCCTTGCGGGCGTTGTCGCGGGCCTTGTCGGCTTCGGCCTTGCGCTTGGTCTCGTCGGTCATGGTGCGGTCTCCGCGTGGGTATCAGCCGGCAGGGCGGCGGGTGGCGTGGCGGGGGCGCGTTACGCGCCGACGCTGTTCGGGAGGCCCATCGAGAGGCGCGCGGAAAGCTGGCCCGCCGTAAACGGCCCGGTCGAGACCGTATAGACGAGATCGCAGTACCGCTTGGCGTTCTCCGGCACGCGGAGCACGACGCCGAGCGCACGCATAGACGCGCCCTTCTTCAGCGACGCGACCGGGATCGGGGCCGATTGCGAATGGATCATCACGTTCGTGACCATGTCGGC